TGGCTCTGGTCTGCAGAGTGAGCGGCGATGTAGTTACGGCGGAATTCCTCACCGGACTTTCGAATTAACTCCAGCAAAAACTCCTGACCCGGATCAGACCCGCGGCGTTCGCCTTCGAGCCATTTTTCAACTTCAAGCCAATGTATCTGCGCCTTCATGTATTCTTCGAAGTCCATAAGAAATCCCCTCCCGTATTTTATTTACGGTATTACCCGTGACCGGCCGGAGCGTCGATGTGAATCACCCGCTTCAGAGCACGATAACCTTCAATCGAACCCCATTTCTTGCCGTCGAGCTGCAATTCCCAGAGGTCCCAACGGTCACCGTAACACATACGCTTGTGGTTAATGATTTTGACGTGTTTGTCCTTCAGGACTTGCGGTTTCCATTCTTCGTCGTCGTAGACCTTGCGTCCATGCGAATCCCAGTAGACATCGATCTTGACCTGCTTGAAATCCCCTTCGAAAAGGACTTCGTCACCAAGGTGCTGAACCGGAAGCTTAATAACAATCGGTTTTTCTTCGGTAGTTTCTGTCGCCATAGTGTTAATCTCCATTCGTTATGTGCATAATATAACTAATCTATGCCATATCGTCAACATAAAAGTTCTGAACATTTTCTTTCAGTAATCCGCCGAGAACGACGTCCATATTCGCGTTCTGGGACGTTATAATATATTACAGCGTAAACATACCAGCAATTAAAACCGTCTGTCCAAAACTCAATTATGGACGAATATCAATAATAATCGTTATATACCTTTTCATTCAATCCGGCGTCCACGATTACCAACTTACCTCTTGGGTTTATCCCGTAATTAATCATCCGGTGTGTCATCAGATCACCGGGTTGGAGATCGTTATCTATAATGAACTTGAGAAATTTCTGAGCCTTTTCCGAGTTCTGCGAACGGATTTTGAACTTCTTCCCGTGAGTGAGTTTGTACTTGCCGTCATACAGTAACGAGTCGAACTGGTACGGAGTCATATTGAACTGTTCCTTGATGTGCTTCTTGAAAGCCTTGGTGCAATAGTCCGCGACCAACCATGCAGGCAATTCACGCTGGTCCTTTAAGTATGTATTGCATACGAATTCTGAATTCCTGAGACCATATTCTATCTTGTTCTGTGCAAGGCCTGGCAAATTCATCGCAATCTTCAGAACGAGGTTTTCGTCAAGACGGAACACGATTCTGCTGGAACCGCGTCCTATAATAGGCAGCTTGACCAGCTTCAGTAGTCTTTTCAATGCGGATTCGTACACTTCGCACTGGTCAAAACAGTGATTCAGTTTCACGAACTTTTCTTTTTCTTCGCGGTAATACTTCTTGTATTCTTTGGTGAGTTTCGTGAGGAGCTGTCTTGTTTCTTTTTCCATTATGTTTCCCAGATGAAAATCTTGCCGTTGAGTTCAGGTTTTTCTTCAATCATCTTGTTATACATCTTTTCAACCTTTTCGCTGTCCGCATCCTTGAAAAGAGTCTTGCTTCCGTGCTTAATCATGAATTTCTTTGTCATTCGCCGTCCTTTTTACTTGGGATTTCAACAATGTCAAGACCATACTTGTTCGCAATCTCTTTAATGAACTCAGTCTTGCCCTGTCCGTGCAGGAGGTTTATCTCAGGCATCCTGCGAGTAACTTCTTCGTTGAACTGTGCTACATTTTTATTGAAACTCATAACTGCCTCCTTAGTCGTGAAATTTGGGATTTCCTGTAAGACCGACGACCTCGAAACGTTCTGCAAGGTCAGGGTTCTCGAGAAGAAAGACTTTCGCGTCTTTCGTGTGGTGGAACGCATAAGCTTCTTCAGGGTTTTCCGTTACCTTGACTTCGTCACCGTCATGTCCCTGAAAATAGTAATACTTATAGTTGTTCGTCTTCTTCGATTCAAGTGCGAAATATACCATGCGTTAACCTCTCTTGTTATGTCCATAATATAGTAAGTTCCGGCAAATCTGTCAATAGGAAATGTCGGAACTTTTTGTTCAGTCACTTGTGGCCACTAGACTCTTATGTCTTCATTTTCCAATACCACTCCGTGATTCGTCAAGAACTCCAGTACCTTCTCGCGGCTGTAAGAACTGAGGTCGATCGTCCAACCGTCGACAGTCAGGGTCTGAGACGACTTGGGATTGCAGAACAGGATCGTCGAGTCTTTTCCCTTCCGTTCATCCAGCTGTTCACATGTCCTGAATTCGTACCAGGGCTGAAGGTTAGTCAGTACCAGACCAGTCGGAACATAACGAACATGCGGCGAGCACTTCACTTCGTGAACCCTTCCGTAATATTTCATAGGACCCATCTGTCCGTGACGGTCTTTGTCTTTGTGCTGGTTAATGACAATGTTAAAGCCGCGTTCGATAAAGTTGCGACAGTTAAGTTCAAGATAATCTTTCTTTTCTTTCTTCATGAGAACCTCGTTTCTTATGTCTATAATATAATAAAATCGGGTCGTTTTGACAACCCGAAATATTCAGAATTTTTATGTCCAGTTAATCGATGCTACCGTAAAATTCCTGTTCGAAACTGGAGTTCAGGAATTCGTTGACTTCCGCGATAAACTCAGCATTCGTCTTGTCTTTTTTGTCGAACCACTTGTCTGCTCCGTCGTCACAGGCGAAGTACAGTTTATTCGGCAAGGACTTGATCTTCCGAGTCATCGCTATGCAGCCAGGTTTCTGTATCTTGATTTCGTTCGCCGTGAAGGACACGGTTCTGTCTTCCGTGGGTACAAACCCGAAGAAAGAACCGATACACGTAATTTTCCGCATATTATACCTTTACGAGCGACTTGTTCGTTTTCGGCAAACGTGCAGTGCGTTCGACGTCAACATTCCAACGAGCCTTTTCGTTGTCCATGAAGGTCCTGTACCAGTTGAGTCCATTCAGGTCTTCCTTCTTCGGCTTAGTCTTGAAGTAACGGAGACCGTCGTAGTTGAACTTGACGACCGGGTTGGAATAATCCGCCTGTTCCCTGAGGATGTCGACCCAGTTCTTCATCGGGGTAAAGTTTTCGATGAGTTCGTTCAGACGGACGCAGAAAAGAATTTCCTGTTCAGTAATGGACTTGCCCGAGACATTGGTTATCCCGTTGATGAAAGCTTCAGCCCTGTTCGAAATGAACATGGAAGACCAGAATCCGCGGACTCCCTGCTGGATTGCAAATTGCTTTGCATGGCACCAGATACCGATAACGCGGTTGCAGCGAATCTTACCCTTGTTGTTCATGTCCACCAGATAACCTTCAGCGAGGTTCGGGTTCAACAGTCCGTGCGGAGTTCCGTGACCGCACATGATCAAGGTGTCATGTTCCTGTTCGATTGCATCAGTCGCCAGCTTGTAACCATCCTTGGTTCCTTTGCGGACTTCCACAACCTTCACGTTCGGGAGACCACGCCAGATATACTTGAGGACTGCGGAATCGGTGTCGCCCATGTTCGAAAAGATTACAGTTGCCATATTTTTGTTCTCCAATTTTTGGTGTTTCTAATGAACTCAAGTAATTAAGTAAGTTTAATCACTCATTCATTATGTGCATAATATAGTTAAATTTCGGGTTTTCGTAAGCGGGAAATATTCAGAATTTCTGTTTCAGTTTACTTCCAGAGCTTCATGAGCTGAGAACCTTTCAGTACTTCCACGCCGTCTGCAAACATCGTCACTCGATACAGTGTCTTGCCGGATTCGTAAGTTTTTCGTTCGCGGACGACCTCGATATTCTTGCCGTCAATCTGTCCTTTGATGCGGTCCATCGTGATTTCCCACATGTCACGGTGGTTTTTAATCGCCTGTGACACAATCAAAACCATCGCCGGGTCTTTCTTAATCTTGGTAAACAGCTTGTTTTTCTGCAAACAGTAGAGAAGGGTATAGAACAGCTTCTTCTTCCAGTCGCCGAGGTTTACCGTCTTCCATTCGTCACCGGTAAGTTTCTTGAGGTTCGTCTTGTTAAAGTCACGGCCGGTCTTCGACTTTCGGGAAATATTTTCGACCATGTACGTGTCTGTTTCCGTCTGGATGGTCCATGTTTCCTTTTCGTCCGTCTTCTCGTGTGCGGTTACATGTCCTGACTTGGCGGCGGCGACAATGGACTTAATCGTGGTTTCGCAAGTAGGGACGGCATTCATATTGGCTTCTGGCATATAGTCTCCTTAATTGAATTTTTACTTAATAAAGATAATTGAATTTGGTAATTTTGTAAACCCGAAATATTCAGACTTAATTCATTAGGTTAGCCTTAATAGAGTTGCAACACCTCAGTATCACCAGTACCAGACTGTTGATATACTGTATAAGTATAATCTGTCCCGTCAAACCGGTCCCATGTGGATTTCGTTATCTTCTTCGCCTTAATTACCTGTGGATATACGTTTACCGGTTGAATACCCGAACGTTCCATGTCACTTTCATAAGCGACAATTTCCATGTTTTCGTCAAACTGTTTGAGCTTTTCAATCAATTCTTTTACTTTCATTGTTATTCTCCTTTTAATTGTTTAATTCTTGCCGGGATAACCTTCTTCAGGTTGCATTCGTCACAGCAGACACCATTCTTAATCACAGGTTCGGCGTTGTTACCGTAACCATAAAACGGACGTCCGCAGAAACAACAAGTGTATTCCAAGTTCTGTTCACTCATGTTTTCTCCTTAATCAATTTCCTCGATCCAATAAGAAACTCCTTCTGATTTGTCATATTCCTTTACATGATTCAGAATTCGTTCAGCGTTGACCTTATCGAATCTCTGTGCTTTAGACTTATCAGAAGTCAAATCGATTTCATTCGGACTGTAATCCTTGTAATAAGAAGTATTCCAGTCATAGTCATTCTTTTTGCCATTCCATACTCGGATTGCAACACAGATTCGATAAAGCTTAGTCAATGTTCTTAACTCCGCAATATTTCATATATTTCTTAATCAAATTATTCCTCTCGTGAACAGCATAACTGACACAGGTATCAGAACCTCCGTCGTAATCGAACGTAAAGACCTCATCATGGATGTCAATGCACTTAACATACTGTTTGTGACTCGTATTTTCTCGCTTAGTAATACAGTAAAGGTTTTCAGTACCGTTGAAACAACCAGTCGCGAGCAGTTTGATTCGGTCTTCTTCAGTCGCATTCTTGAACTTGACAATCGCAGTAGCGGCATTGTCTACGATGAGTTCACACACGTCCTTAATTTCCGGGACTTTATTAAGCTTGACGTTAATCATTGTTACCTCTTCTTTATGTCTATAATATAGTAAATTCCGGTTATTCCGTAAACGGTAAATGTTAGAATTATATGTATAGTCGGCCATTATAAATATTACATGAGCAGTTTCAGCGATTACATAATCGACCAGGCAGAGCAGACGGGCGTTCCTGAGGAATACCTGACCGAAAAGATGTGGTTCGACTATAAGACCCGTAACGGTAAGAAAACGAAGAAGTGGCACACCACCAGAAAGAACTACCGTATTCAGATCAATAAAAAGACCGGTCAACCCAAGGAAGTTTATATCTCCCCGATGGAAAGGTTAAAGAGAAAGATCGGTCAGAAGAAAGCCGCTCTTAAACGCAAGTCCAAGCAGAAGAATATCACAGCAAAACGACTGAAGTCCTTCGGCGTACGTCGTAAGACGGGCATGAAGTATAATACCATAGGACATACCGGTACAAAGAAGAAAGCAAGATCCATGCGTACCTACGACCCGTACCACGAATACGGCGGATTACACCCGAACATGTACGAAGCTCAGTTATTGCTGGAGTTCCCGCACATCGAAGTCTTGCCGGATCTTATCTGGGACTTCTACGAAGAATGCGGCAGTTCAGACGGTTCTTGGTTAATGCAGTTAGTCTCACTATACAAAGACCACCGCATGGTTTCCCTGAAGGACGGCGAAGCAGACGATAACAACGCAGAATATACCGACAACGGTTATTATACCGTTACTGAAGGGGAATTAGAAAGAATTACTTATAACCTCTGTAGAGATACATGGTTTATCAAGTACGCGAGAGACGGATATAAGAAACTCTCTGAAGAAAACAGGGACTTGTTCGATCTGTATGTTGACGAACGACTACTGTATAAGATACTTGACGGGTATGTTTAAATAAGAAAAAGACCGGTATGAACACCGGTCTTTAATTTTTTTATAATTTCAATTAGATTTCTGTTACCTTGATTGTCGCTTCTACCTCGCCGACATATATCTTGTCACACTGCTTGACATAACTGGTTTTCTTTGCCGAGGTCAGCTTGCTTTTAGCCGCGCTTGGACTTACAAACTGTGTCGCCTTGGAAACATCTTCCGTCCATGTTGCCCAGCCGGGTTTTGAACCCCAATACAGTCGTTTCTTATCGCCGAAGTTACGGTTATTTTCGCCGGGTTCCAGTACCAATAACCAGTAATGACCTTTTGCTTCAAATCCCATAATTTTCCTTTATGCTACAGATTCAAACTTAAAAGCGTCACTGCGTTCCTTATGTTTGACGGCGCGGCGAATCTTTTTGCGACTACGGTTGTGTTTGGGCGTAGACGGATCATGATAATGTTGAATACTATCGTTTTCCAATACACCTCTTAAAAGTTTGTTATTCTGCATAATTAGTCCTTGAACGCCTGGCGGTTTGCATCCTGGCGGTTATATTTCTTTTTAGACGGTACAGTTCTCGTTCTCAAGGTCTGTCCGTTGTTACTTCCTGCAATACGTTCGTTTCTCATGCGTTCAGTTTCTTTTGCCTGGTTTTTCATTGTCTTATCCTTAATTTTCGCAGTCGTTCATTTCGTGCCAGAACTTGATGAAAGACTCAAGGTTTTCGTTTTTCCACTTTTCTTCAGCCTTATCACCGACGTCCTTACCTGCTCTTTCTGAGCTGAACCATCGTTGAAGTTCTATTTCGTGTTTTATATCTTCTTCTAATGCTTTTTCCATTACACACATAGTCTTATCCATTGTTACTATCAATATAGCATTTTATTTATGGCACGTTAACATGAAATATTCTGATTTTTTCTTTCAGCCATCTAGCTTTTTGCTATATCAATACCGAGACATTTGCCAATTATTTCTTTCATGAAGAGGTTTAAACCGCGAACAGATTTAAGTTCTTCCTTAGAAATAGAACCTTTCTTGACTCCATGACTAACGAGGATCTCGGCTACATCTTTACCATCGGTTTCGCTCCAATCCACTGTAGCCATATCTTCTATAGCATTCTTCAAGAGCTGAATATTATCGTTCATAATAACCTCGTTGATTATATTCATAATATAGAAAAAGTCGGGCTAAATATAAACCCGACCAATTCTGAATTAAATGCTCAGTTAGCACAGTTCAAGACCGATATCCTGAGCGTCCTTGAGCATTTCGTCATACTTGACGTCTTCTACCATTATTGCCTTGACGTAAAGGACCGTGTGAGCGTTATAGAGATCCTTTTCATCTTTCTTCCAGGCTTCGACTTCGTAGTCATAAGCTTCTTGGTTATCCACGTTCACGAGCTGATCCGTGTCGAATCGGATTTCGCCCTTCTTCGCGAGATCGGGATCTTCGAAGATGAACCAGTTCTTGACGCCTTCGTCTTTCTTGCCCCTGTGATACAGGTACTTATCGTTGATCTTTTCAAGCAATTCCTTGATGGTATCGTAGTCGGTAAGTTCAAGTACCGGAGAAATTTCGCGAATATTCCAGCTATTGACGAACTTGCCTTCACCATCTTTGTAAGAATCTTCGTGGACGGTAGTGAAGCAGTTAAGGATTTTGTAGACTTTCTTCATAATAACCTCTTTTCTATACCTATAATATAGTAAAAGTAGGCCTAATCGTAAGCCTACAATTCTGAAAATCTTTCTCTCAGTTATCTTTAAATACTGTCAAGTATATTCTTGAATTCTTCTGCTTCCCTTTCAGCTTTTTCTTCCTTTGTCTCCTTGTGGATTTGAAGGTCGTCTATGATTTGCATGAGTGACTCAAGTCCTTTAATTACCGCGTTTCCGAGAGTCTTCTTGTCGATCTTCTCGTCTTCGTTCATCCCGGCGACGAGCATCTCGAAACACCTGAGGTTATTCTTCAGTTCTGCGGCCGTAACTGTGGTCTTCTTCGGTTCCGGTTTTTCTTCCTTCTTCTCTCCTAGTCCAAAGTATTCTGGATCCGGGCAATATCTCGGGTTCGGAACACAAACAGAATGACCCGTATTCGTCGCATCATACCACTTGTCAACGCTCTTGTTGAACTTATCCCATGACTCAAATTGACCCGGTCTGTTCGGCTCCTCAGCACTGAAATGGTCGTCGTATTCGATTGCGTCCGGCATGCCCAATGCACGAGTCAACGCTCTGAATACGGGCGCCATAGACCTGTCAAGTCTGTTATTATATAGTTTTGCTTTTTTCGGTTCTTTTGTTTCGCTCATATATTATAATATAGAAAAATCCAGGATTCTCGTAAACCCTAATTCTAATCATTTTGTTATAAGCCACATGGGTTCATCCCAGTCATATTGTATAAACGCAGTCAGTGGCCCTAGAGGCAGTTAGCCATCCAGCTGGCGTAAAAGAAAAACGGTCACCCGAAGGCGACCGTCTTTTGGAGGTTAACTAGAAACTTATGCTTTGACAGTTCCCTTGATTTCGATACCGTGGACTTTGGCCGTGCAGTTCGTGTCACCGTGAATCTTCAAGACTTTCATGGTGTAGAGCATTTCGTTGAGCTTCTTGTAGTCGCCGAGCTGCTTGCCAGTCAAGTCGGTCTTGAGCTTTTTCGCTGCTGCAGTAGTCTTGGACGAAAGGCCCTTAAGGTTGACCTTGATTTCGTCGTTCGCTTCGACACAGACACGGGCGAAGACTGGCTTGTTGTAGTAACCGTCAGGACGAAGACCGAGAGCGTTAAGTCTTTCCTGTTCCGAGTTCATAGCCGGCTTGACAGGCGCAGTCTTGAACAGACTTGCAACGAACTTGTTAACGGAAGCATTGAAGACTTCCTTGACGTCCACGGTCGTCTTGTCAGTCAACGGGAACTGTCCGAGATTGACGATGTTGTTCTTGACCGGCACAGTCAGACGGCCCTGTTCCCACTTGTCCTTGGTCATCTGGAGGAACTGCTGCTTGAGTTCGCCGTTCTTGACGATCGTAATCGTCCGCATCTGCTTGCAACGGTGTTCCTTGCCGTTCGGTTCAATCATCTTGCCCGGAATGTCGAACTTGATGTTCAGGTTGCCGGTAGACGCGTATTCGACTGCGTAAATCGGCCAGCAGTCGGAATCGGCGACAAACTTGGTTCCGTTTTCCGCGGTGATAGTTTCGTTCGCGTGGTCGTAGTTGTCAAACGGCTTGCATGCGACGTTGGAATTTTTGATGGCGGTGAGTGCTTCGAAAAGAATCATAATTAACCTCTTGTTTATGCGTATAATATAGTAACTTTTGTATAAACCGTCAATAGGAAATATCGGAATTATTTTCTTCAGTCGTCCGCCCGCGTTTTCTTCTGTAGGGACAGTCAATGGCGCGGCTTACATATATTACCGGGGAAACATAAAAAATGCCAGTCCCTCGGGAGTTAAGGAACTGGCTTACTGACCTAAAATGAAAATGAAGGAGATAAGATGCGGTCAGTTAGATCTTTTCTTTTTCAGCTTGCTGCTTCTTGGCCAGTGCCTTGCGCTGGCGGAAATGCTTCAAGCCGAGTGCCATCTTCTTTTTACTGAAACAGCCCTTCCAGAACGGCGCAGCCTTCACCATGTTCTTCAGCATGTCCGGCGAAATAGTGCCGTCAACGCCGAAGCGCGAGTTGAAGTATTCCGCACTGATACCGTGGCCAACCTGAGCCTTGGCGAGCCCGACGACCTTGCGGTAGAGCTGGGAGTTCGTGCCAGTGAAGTTTTGGATTTCCGGGGAAACGAGAATAGAACGAAGCGACATAATTTAACCTCTTTGTTTAGTGCTTGTCGATTACGTGTTACAATATAGTAAATTCTTGCATGATTGTCAATGGTTTCTTTATAAAATATTTTTCTGCAGTCGTCTACGGCATTCTACCTTTATAGAAACAGTCAATATTAAAAAAGCCAGGCATCTAGACGATACCTGGTTTTCTTCGGAGGTTAACTTATGTTTAATTCTTTAGTTTCTCTTTCGCAGCGTTCTTGACGTCGCCAATCCTCGCCTTCACGGTCGTTTTCGCCTGCTCGACACTGGAATCGACGGAACTGATCACACTGTCCTTCTTTTCGGTTAGACTTTTTACGGCTGAGTCGGTCGCGTTCTTAATATGTCCGACCGCTGAATCCTTAAGCTCTAGCGCTTTTTCTGAGACGTCCTGAAGCACTTCCGTCGCACCGTCCTTGACAGCGCCTTTCACTGCACCGACCGCGGTAGAGGTCGCTTCGACAATCGCCTTGGAATTCGACTGGTTGGACGTGACGCCGCGATAGGCAAGATAACCTGCGACCGCGAGGATGGCGATGAGGACGAACTTGATTACGAACTTGATCATTTTTATCTCCTTGGTTGAATTTCGTTTCGTTGTTGATTACAATATAGTTAATTGATTCGTCTTTATACATATCTGGCTTAACAGAATAATTCTACAGTCGCTTTAATTAAATCCAGCTTAATATAAAGTCGGGGTAATAAAAAAGCTGTGGTCTTTTGGACCACAGCTCGCTGTCACAGGATCGGGAGTTTTCTTGACTAGGCGAAGATAGTCTTCAGCAAGTCGACAATCGCCGGTGCCTTCTGCTTCAAGTTCTTTGCCAAGTTCACAATCGGGTCTTCCTGTTCGGCCGGCTTTTCAACCTGTTCCGTCGGATCGCCCTGGAGCTGAAGGTCAGTTTCCGGGTCAAAGTCGTCACCGTTTTCCGGTTCGTCCTGTTCGACCGGCGTCGGATTGACAGCTTCTTCGACAGTCTTCGCGTTCGGATTTTCAGCGAACTTGCCGGTCAGGTTGTCCATTGCACGCTTGTCCGCGTCGAAGTAAGCCTTGCGAAGACCTTCGAGAATACCGTCAATCTGGGCTTCGGTCAGTTCGTCACGATGGTCGTTGACGAGCGTGATAGCGGCTTCAGCTTCCTTGACGACAGCATCTTTTTCGGCGTCAGTCGGATTAATGAGGGCGCAAATCACGGAGTTCTGAGAAGCCTGGATGAGGACAGTCGCCACGGCGCGGATTGCAGAGACCTTGTTGTCCACCGGTGCAGTCTTCGGAGTCTTGAGAGCGGTGATTGCGTTGAGAATTTCGAATGCGTTTGCCATAATTAACCTCTTGTTGTTTGGCGGTTGTTTTTGTTGATGGTTTTAATTTAGTAAAAAGGGTGGGGATTTTAAACGGATCCCCGAACCGAATTTCTTACCAGTTAGCCCTGGATGCCAGCCGGTGCCTGAGCGACAACCGGAGCTTCAGCCTGCGCAACAACCGGTGCAGCCTGTGCGACCGGAGCGACAGCCGGCTGTTCGGCCTTCGGTGCCTTCGGTGCCTTGAAGACAACCTTGACGAGCTTTGCCTTGCCGTCTTCGATAACCGGGTGAGCGATGGTCACGCGGTTAGCCGTGTAGCGAAGCATGATGTCTGCCTTGGTGAGTCCGCCAGCGATGAGGGATTCGATGTGAGCCTTGGCCTGTTCTGTGTAGTTCTTCATAGATTTTACTCCTTGAGTTTTGTTTGTTTAAGTTCTGTTTGTTAACGTTGTTAATATAGTTAATTTCGAGAAAAGCGTCAATGCGTTGTGAAGCATTATTTTTTCGCAGTCAACCTTGAGGGTTAGTCTTCGACTTCGTCTTCAGTTACCCATTCGGTTGTGGTGCACATGTCTTCGACTGCATCCTCGCTCATCTCAGTAAGACATTCACGTGCGACTGTTTCCCAGTCGAGCTCGCCGTCTTCGAGTTTCTTAAGAAGTGCGTTCGTGTATTTTCTTACGTTTACCATAATAACCTCGTCGTTATGTGCATAATATAGCAAAAACGAGCTCTATGTAAAGCCCGTTTTAATTCAATATTTTTTATCAGTTATCTCATGTTGAACGCGTCCAGTAGCCCGGAGTAGTCTTCGTCAATCTGCGCCTTCTTCGCCGGTCTCCGGTATCTTTTATAATACGGGTTCTTCTTTTTCACCCTTTTCTGAGTCAATAGATAACGTCCAGAGACTTTTTTTCGTTCGGACAGGTTTATTATAGGTTCTGTCAATAAATCGTCCAGGAATTCAAATAAGAATAACAATTCGTTCATATTTTATATATATAAGAAAACCCGTAAAGATTTCTCTTTACGGGTTATAATATGATCTAATCAGAAAAAGAAGAAGATTCAGATTTTATTCATCAGGACTCTAATCTCGATGTCCGCGTACTCTCTCCAATATTGTTCGCTTCCCTGGTTCTCAAGAAGATCCAACAGAAGACGGTCCCACTGTGGATTCGCCGGATAATCGATCATGGAGTTAATCACGATGTCGATCTCGTGCTCCTTGTAGAGCTTAATAAGATTGTCGTATGCTTTTTCAGCCACAGATACAGGAACATTGCGATACTTAACAGAATTCGCGACAGTGTTCTTCAGCCGATTAATCTCATTATAATATACATCGATCTTCATCATGATATACTTAATATAATTAAAAGGGGTTCAAATGTAAACCCTTAAGATATAATGTCCGCGATTACAATTATCCCGAATATAAAGGCGCAGACAACCGCAGCAGCGAAAATACTCGGCGACGCAGTTTCATATATCCAGCCTGAACCGTTTCCGGCGTTCTGTGCGACAGTCAACACTATTGCAGCTTGTATATCACTCATAATTTTATCTCCTTTGATATTTACTGATAAATATAGTAAAAAATAAAACAAAACCCTGTGACCGGTGTCACAGGGTTCCGATATTGTTTCCAACCCGAGGTCAATATCGGCAAACCTCGCCGGGCTGGTCAAAAAGGAGCCACCAGACACCGGTATCAAAATGTAATTGCAGGAGCGGGACTCGAACCCACAACCCCGTCCTTAAAATGGAAGTATAATAGGAACAGTCTTTGCTTTACAGCGAACAGTATTGTCTACGTGCTCTACCATTGAGCTATCCTGCAATTTGGCCGGGAATCCCACTTCCTTCTTTCGCTGCGGGAAAGGCCCGTAAGCCGCCCGCCGCGCTGTCTTGACCAGTATTTAATAATGCGGCCTAAATTTAGGCGAGGTGTATTTTAAACCGAAAATAATGTTATTATAATAGGAACACCTTATGCCTTATATTCTGTTAATCCACTGCGTCCGGATTGATAATATATTTTTGTTTTATCGCATCTGGCGCATCTATAAGTTCCACTTTGGCGTCGTCTCGATCGATGTCTGGATTTGCCATCATACCTGCAAGAGCGACTTCCTTGAGGGAGTCATACTCTTCGTCTGTCGCGTTGTCTGGAACTTCGAATTCACGCTTGAGTGGAACAGTGATTAAAAACTTCTTCATTATTTACTCCTTGTTGTTTGATTGATGTTATTAATATAGTAATTTTTATGGGGATTGTAAACCCCTGATTTAAAAAATATTTTCCATCGCTTCGATCAGGCTATCCAGCTTGTGGTCAGTCGTATATGACAAAGCCCAGCGTTCGACGTTATCCTTCAGGTCTTCTTCCTTCGGTTCCGTTCCGCCGACCCAACCTGTTTCGATAACGTGTTTCGTGTCTGTGACCGTCTTCACTTCGTAAAACTCAAGACCGTTACCGTCGTAATAATTGTCAAGCCTTAAGCCGACATAACCGGCCGTGTCTGCGGTTACGTCTTCGAGAGTGATATTAAGAAATTCGTCTACTGTGATTTTCATGTCCATAATATAATAAAAACCGGGCCTGTCGTAAGCCCGGTACATGAACCGTTTTTATTTCAGTTAGTCAAGCTTCGGTATTTGTCCGATGATCGGGTCGGTCTTCGTCTTGTAGACTTCGTCAAAAAGCTGTCCGATTTCCTTGAATACTTCAGGCAACATCACGGTGTTAATCTTCTTATACATGTCGTTGTCCTTAATGACTTCCTTGCTTGTCGTATGACTATTATAGTTCGAATGGCCGTAGTTGAACAGTTCAGCCGCATGATAAAGAGTATATGCAGAACGCATCAGGTCACAGAGATGGTAAATCTGGTCATACGTAAAGTTAGACTTTCGGCCGGCATCGGTATTTTCACGGCCGAACAAGTCCGTTGTCGGAAGACCGAACTTCTTGATGAACCAGACCGTATTGTCACCGCGGACTTCTGCTGTTTGCGAATCCCAGTGAGTCAAAGTGTCGAAGTCTTTCGCGATTGACGGATCCCAGTCGTGCATAAACGTCATAAGCTGGCCGATAGACCAGTAATGACCACAGGACCATTCAGGCTTTACGAGCCAAACTTTCTTGCCGTCTTCGTTAGTGCCGAGAAGATAAAAATCACTTTTTTTCATTGGATAACCTCTTGTTTATGCCTATAATATAGTAAAAGCCATAGCTATTGTAAGCTACGGCTCAGTGGTTATTTTTCTTTAGTTAGCCTTTACAGTTCATTCGCCTTTTTAAAAGTCTCCATAAAGTCATAACTGCTTTTTATTATCGCAAGACCGCGTTTTTTACATTCTTCCATGATAGCTTCAATCAACATGTTTGTCATTTCGGTACTTTCATGACAACCGCTCCACATTATGACGTTCGCCATTGCATGAAGATTACATATCGGAGATCGACGGAGATGCCTGGTACGGTCTCCAATGTCACACATCAGTCGGTAAACTTCCGCGTAAGACAGTTCTTGCTCGTCAAATATAGCGACAAACATATCGTTTTCTTTGTGTAAGTTGCTGTTCCCAATCGTGCACTTAATTTCCATGTAACCTCTTGTTTATGCCTATAATATAGTAAAAGCCATAGCTATTGTAAGCTATGACTTGACGATTATTTTTCTTCAGCCTGCTCTTAGCCGTATATTACTTAATGATATTTTCAGCATTTTCAAACAACGGAATATACATAGTTTCATAATTATCCCAATCAGGAATATCAGTAAAATCTACAATTTTCAAATCAAGATTTTTCATAAACATATCAAGACGATTTTCGCCAAATGTTCCTCGACAAGCCTTATCAATAAGGTCATAGCTAGTCCACATGTGAGCGATGCCAGATTTCAGTCTTTCAAGGTCCTGTTCATCCTTCGGATAAAAGTGAAAGAACTTAAACATAAAAGCGATTGATTCCATCATGCTTTCAGCATAATTCATAAAATCATTATCATGAATTGAGATACTCAGATATTTTGCTTGCATTATTAAGCTCCTTAAAGGTTACCCATCCTGTTTTTCTGTAATGCGCTTAAAACAATTGCAGGCATTACTGCAAAATCTGTAATGTCAACCTTCGTTTGCTGTGTAATGTCTTCAACACTATGTGTTCCGGTTTCGGCAATAAAATCGCCTACCTTACAAGCATCAGTTTCCGAAAGTTGTGTTTCAGACGTTATTTCAACAGGAATAAATACCATTTTTGTAAATTCAGCCATAATTAACTCCTTATTGGTTATGCCCTTAATATAGAAAAAGATTGGCTATCCGTAACCAATCTCTTTATATAATTTTTATGCCAGTTTACTTATACATCGCACGGATTTTGTTGAACATTTCAAATGCGGCTTCTGCGTCCTCATAAATGAAATACTTAGTACAACCGATGGATTCTTCTTCGTTTTCGTATTCCAAAGAAACAACATATCCGTCCTTCAGAACTTCGTACCCGCAACCCTGGTTCTTAGATTCCAACCACCGCATATTTCTCAACATACCTTTTTCAAGGAGTTCAAGAGTAACAAAGACATTGGAAATATGTTTTACCTTAATGGTTTTACCGTGCTTAAGTTCCGTAGTCGGTTTATTGACTGTGCCTTCAAAGTAATTCAACTTAATGGTATCGATGTGGTCAAAGAATTCCTGTTCGCTTTTAATGAAAGACTTTTCCTTGGAAACATATTCGTTGAGGGACGTACTGTATTTAGTCATGGTTAATCTCCTTATTGATTATATTCTTAATATAGAAAAAGATACAGCCATTGTAAACCGTATCTTATGAATGTTTTTATCTCAGTTTACGCCTTTAACTACTAAATAATCGTCTTTGTCACAGTATACACCGCCGACACAAGATGACCACAGTCCGTAATTATTGAAAGAATGACTGACGGAACCATCAAACACCAGAATGTTTTCACCAAATCCATTCCATTGTCCACCCATTGTTTTAATCTCAGGAACAGAATAACATGAACCTTCAAGGTTATCCAGTCCAAAGTTATCAAATAATGCAGGTTCTACTTCTGCGTCGTCTTCGTCAGTAGAAATGACTTTGTTGTCTTCATAGTGTACAGAATACCCTTCTTCCACCATCTGTTCAACGATATTAAATTCGTCTTCTTTAAAATAATAACGTTCCATGCTCATAATATAGCTAATTATGTCTTAATTATAAAGAAAAAATGACTGAGAATTTCTTCTCAGTCGCCTATTGTAGTTTTTGAATCTTTATTGTTTGTAATAGTCGGTAAACTAAATTTTCTTTCTCAGACTGTTCAAGTTTCTGAAACTCAGACCATCTTATTCTGGTTAACAATCTCCATCCCAATTCATGTAATCGTTGAGTTCTTATTTTATCATGTTCAACAATCCTGTGATCCACATAATGCTGTTCACCATCAATTTCAATATAAATCTTTATATCTGGCCAGGCAAAGTCAAGAAAATATCGATCAACATGCAATTGTTTAACCGCGTCTGTAAAACATTCCGTGAAATATGATTCCGCGTATGAACATCTATGTTCTCTTGCTGTTGCATATCTAGATCGACCAACATAATTCTTTTTCTGAGTCTCAGATATACGGTTTCTAACATCTTCTGTCATTTCATGACCGAATTTTTCCTTTGCTAATTCACTTCCAATTTTATATTTTTCAGAAAATGATTTACCATACTTTTTAATACGATCATCTGTTTCTTTATTTAATCCTTTATTCCATGCAGAATGACCTGGCTTACCTTTTGTACCATTCCATTTATTCCTATTTTCAGTCATTACTGCTAATGAGTGTTCATCTCTATTTGGATTTAATTTACACAATCTTTCATGATTACGTAATGAATTAGGATTTTTACACACTTTACCACAAAATTTACAAATATAATTTTCCATATTATATTTATAATTTTGGTTAGAGCATTGGTGTTCACTGTAAAAGAAAAGGTATAATGATTTTACTCATTATACCTGATTCGTCCACCCCCTGGGACTCGAACCCAGATGCAACCGATTACCGTTTCGACGCCTTATAAGAGCGAGCGGATATGGATGGTTATTTAGTGGGCCTGCCGAGACTTGAACTCGGATCCGAAGATTAAAAGTCTCCTCGTCTAACCGATTGACATACAGACCCAGGTAGTTTGATTATACTGGCTAGCTCTGCCAGTTAGTTGAGGTGGCTGGAATCGAACCAGCGTTGTGTCATTAACCGTACAGGATTCAAAGTCCCGCGCTATCGCCAACTAAGCCACACCTCAGAAATTCGTACCCCGAGCAATACTCGAAATTGCAACCTACGGTTTAGGAAACCGTCGCTCTGTCCAGTTGAGCTATCAGGGCAAAAATTGTTTCGTACTCCGGACAGGATTCGAACCTGTGACCTGATGCTTAGAAGGCAACTGCTCTAATTCCAGCTGAGCTACCGGAGCATTAAAAAAGTTCCCGTGTTTGCACACAGGAACTAAATACTACATAGAACACAATGCACAAACTAAAACCAAGGTACTCCTTGTTTTCTTATTTGTCTTATTTGTTTTCTTATGTTCTTCATATTTTTATTTATAGGAGAAATGTTTTGTTTTTCGCTTTTACGTTGTAAATATAGTAATTTTTTTCGGTCTTGTAAACCCCTAATTATAATTTTCACTGCCCAGGATAGTTCTGTGCCATGATTACCTCTATAATTTTATATTGAACTCTACTTTCTTTTCAATCTCTACCGCGTTCAGCTGGTATTTCGGAAAATGTTTCTTCAGATAGTCCACTCTGTATTCAGCAGCCTTTTTACTGGGAAAAGGCATAGCCCAATCAGGCGAATCACAGAAAAGTATATGTTTCTTTTCCGCGAAACTCCAGCTCTGTACCGCCTTGCCGTTTGTCGCGATTATTATAAAAATTGTCAAACTTAACCTCTTCTTTATGTCTATAATATAGAAAAACACGGGCTAATCGTAACCCGTGTCTTCGCCTTATTTTTATCCCAGTCGACTCGGCTAGACCGAGCTTTCACGACAGATGCAGCTCACGCAATCTTCTTCCTCCGTTGCGAATTGCACGACATAATTCAGCGCTTCGATGTCTTCGGAAGTAAACTTGATTGCATTATCGCCGGACGTTTCAAACTTCACCTTGTCGATGTCGCCGTCATGTTCCGGGTGAATGTTCAAGTCCTTGAAATCTTCAAGAAACCTGTACTGGTTCAACATTGCGTCATTGCTGCAGTATACTACTCTTACGGTATGCATCTTTGTACCCCTTTTAGTCTTTTTTGCCTTCAAACAAGTCCTTATGGTCTTCGTAGACCTGATCCACGATTTTCTTAATCGCGTCAGCCGACTTCATGCCGGTACAGTCGATTGATCTGCCTCCCATATGGTCAGACCACGGATAACCGCCTTCGTCGTAACCGACCCAGATTTCTTCCGTTTCCATGTGGTGATCTGCTCGCATATCCGGGTGGATATAGACCTGCATGGAATTGATGCAGTGACAAGTTCCCTGTTTCTTGGACTTAAAACACAGAATGAGTGCATCATTCTGGTAGTCCGTATCGAACTTGTTTTTGGCGGGTTTTTTGCGGAGTTCCGCTTCGACTTTTTTCAAGAAATCCATAAGCTTTGACATAATAACCTCTCTTTTATACCCATAATATAGTAAAGACAGGACTCGTTGTAAGCCCCGTCTGTGAGAAATGTTCGGAACAGTCGGCTACATCGTAGACATGCTACCGTCAACTCGGCCATGTTTGACCAGCATTTCAGGCGTGTATAATTCCTTATAGCTGGACTTGCAGTTGCCGTGATTTTCCGGATGTTCGGTCAGTTCCTTGAGAAGTGCCGGGTATTCCGCGAGAAATTCATCAACGGTCTCGTAATTCTTGTGGTTCACCTCGCAGTGCAGAAGCGGCCACTGCTGAATCAGATGACCGTGACCGTCGTCGATACCCCAGCCCCAGTGAGTCGACACGTCAGTAGTTCGCTTCGGTTCATATACCTGAACCACGTGGTAAAATTCGCCGTTGATTTCGACGTCGAGCGGATCGACCCAGGCACATTCCATGTAGACACTCGGGTACATCGCAGGCGACTTCGCTCTGAAATTTTCCCAGCTTTTCTTGACGGACTGCCAGATTTCCAGCTTGGACTTAGTCTGTACAGACGCGTTCTTTCTTGCCGCCTTCTTTTCCCAATGCTTTATCACGCTGTCTATATATGCCGGCTTGTTACGGAACAACGGTAAAAACTTGCAAGTTTCAATGAGACGGTTCAAATCAGCGATTGTAATCATTGTTAAGCTCCTTTTGATACCTACAATATAGCAAGTTACGGCCAAACCGTATATAAAAATGACTGGATATTTCTATCCAGTCATCTTTTTCACCACACAACAAGGAGATTAGGCATTATTCATTTTTTAAAGTGGTCGACATGCCTGAAACCAGTCCACATTAAACACATAGTAATCTTGACGGTATTCAGCCGCCTTTTATTACGTAGTTGAGATTACAGCAACCACGAAGCGATCACTTGAGAACTAATACGCTCATAGCCCGCTCGTTACTCACGACACGAAGCCGGCCGTCTGGTTTAAATGACTAGGCATAAATGCGCATCGTCTAGTCGCCTTCGGCTGAAGATTCCGAGAAACCAGCAAATAATAAAAATTTTCAGCAAACCATACTCTGGCGTGTCTAGAATTGTCATTTCTGTTAGCACGAGATAGAATCGAACTACCGACACAGTGAGTTTCTGCTCACCTGCTCTACCGCTGAGCTACCGTGTTATTTGCCAAACTCTGTAAAAATTTGTTTTGGAGTCACCTTCGGCTTGTTGAGCTAACAACTGAGGCAGCTAACCTCACCCGGATAAATTATCTAATCCCGATATATTTAACGTTCATACAAACGGCCGGTTTTACTCATCACAGGAAACCGTGCAACAACCGCCCTAACCAAGTACAATAGTCGACTCACATTGTAGCGAGTTAGGATTTGATTAACAAGTTATAATATAGTAAATTATTATCGACTTGTAAACCCTTAATATAAATTTTTTCATTTCAGTCTTTCGTAGCCAAGGTCGGACTCGAACCGACACGCCCTTACGGACCCCGAATTTTAAGTTCGGTGAGGCTGCCAATTACTCCACAAGGCCATGGATGCTTCCGTTTGATAGGAAGCGGTTAATCAATCAACCCATCAATCACAACCAATAATATAGTAAATTTTTACCGATTGTAAACACTTAACAGATTGTTTTTATTTTCCAGTCTGTTAGAATTCCCATTTGGTAATCTTCCACTTAGTCCACAACTGAATGACCTCCGGTGTTTCAAATACCTTGTTATTCTTAATGGACTTTTCAGTGATGGTCGGGAAGTTTTCAGGCGGATTGTCCTTGTCCTTCGGATCATAATTCGGCGGATATGCTTTTCTTCCCTTAACAGTCCAACCTTCGTTAGTGAAAGACGCGGTCATGTCTTTCTTAATGAACTCCGCAACTTCCTTTTCATTATTACAGACGACCGGGGCGAACACGCCAAGACCTTCACCGGGTTCATCGTAGTTTGCAATCGTAACGATCCAACGAGTTTGCTTCGGGTCAGGTTCGCGGCCGGTTTCAGTTGGATGAAGGAAGTTCGGCAAAGAACTTCCAAGGTCGTTGAACGCCCAGTTTACGAAATCATCTTCATCTTCCGCTTCGAAGACGAAATGGAATTCCTTGTGTTCCTTGACTGGTTCTACCTTAACAAAAGAGTAGGTTCCTGTGTAATCCGCTGCAAATCCTCTGAGAACCGCTTTGCGAACCGTTTCAAGCGATGGCTTCTTTCCTTCATATTCGATGTCGACGTATACCATTTTGTTTTCCTTTTTGTTTTGTTGATATTGTTAATATAGAAAATAGCACGGCAATGTAAACTAGGTCGCCGTCATATTTTCATTTTAAGTCAGCCATCGATAATACCAGTGGCTTTCACGTAAAGTTCAGCTTTCGTAACGAATCCTTGAAAACTGTTAGCCATCCAATACGCCAAAGAATCCTGGTCCGCAGTCGTCGTAATCATGACGTAGTATTCGTTGCAATGTTTACCCATCTTACGGCAAGCCTTGACTTTCGCACTCGGCTTATGTTCCTGTAAAACGTCGGTCACGATTGACTTAAGCAATTTAGTATTGCGTTCTTCTGCAGCTCCGATTTTAATGTATGCAATGACCATGTAACCTCCTTAACCGAACATCTTCTTCCAGCATTCCGGACAAGTCTTGGAAACGAACATTTCTCTCCAGCCTTTGTCGACTTCGGGAATAATCGTCTGAACCTTTTCACCGGTTTCACTGCGGTTATACAGTCTGTCGTGCTGTTCGCTGCTGAAGCCGGTCATTTCGTAGTGCTTGGAACATACCACGCAATACATGGAAACGGAACACTTACCTTTGTTAGTGACCTTCACTTTAATTTTCTTCGTATTTGCCATAATAACCTCTCGTTTGATTATAATATAGCAATACTTAACACAACTTTAAGCTTAATGGACCTTATTTAATTTTCTCAATCGTCTTCTTGAGCATGCAGTTATCCTCAAATACATTAAAATAGACCATAGTAGAATTAGTCAGGCAATCCTTTATTACGTTCACCAGCTTAATATAATCCTCAGGAGTAAACCTGTAATTCAGTAGTTTCTGTTTCCTTAACTGAAAATAACATGACGGATAGAACGAATCCACATGTCTGTGACTGTTAAAGACTTTCTGTACCGGTTGTACTTTATTTCGTACTATGTCGTACCTTCCTCCGAAATTCAATTCGAAAGGTAAAGGAGAGACGATATCGTAATCCATGTCATTGAGATCTACTGTCGTATCTGGTATTCCCGAGATTAACGAAAACAAGTCATACTGTATTGACTTGTTCAATTCGTTCCACTCGTCCTCCGGGAACAATATTTTTTCCTTAATATATTCCATAATAAAAAGTCCGGTTACTGTTACATAACCGGAACTCTGTTTGTGTCTTTAATAGATTACATCATCCCAGGAATCGGCATAGACATCTGGATGTCCTGTTTCTTTTCCTTCTTTTCGACAATAATACAATTTGTCATCAAGATAAGACCTGCAATAGACGCAGCGTTCTTCAATGCGTGCTTGGTAACCTTTACCGGGTCAATGATACCTACTTCAACAAGATCATAATACTTATTTCCACGAGCATCGTAACCTGCGTTACCCTTAAGTTCCTTAACCTTGTTCACGACTACAGAAGATTCATTACCGCCATTCTCAACAATCTGACGGAGCGGAGCTTCAATTGCCTTACGAACAATATTCATACCAGTAATGATATCATGATGGAATGCGTCATTTTCAAGTTCATTCCAATTAACACCCTGTTCTGCACGGATTAACGCAGTACCACCGCCAGGTACAATACCTTCTTCGACTGCTGCCTGTGTTGCATGGTAAGCGTCGTCGATACGATCCTTCTTCTCGTTCATTTCGACTTCAGTTGCCGCGCCGACCTTAATAATTGCTACGCCGGAAGTAAGTTTCGCGATTCTAGTCTTCAACTGTTCCTTTTCATATTCAGACTGAGCAGAAGCAAGAAGAGACTTCAACTGGTCGACATGTTCCTTAATAGTTTCCGAATCACCGGCACCGTCGACAATTGTCGTAGATTCCTTGGTTACTTGTACACTCTTTGCCGTTCCGAGAACTTCAGGACCGGTTTCTGCAAGGGAAACACCTAACTCATCACATACGAGAGTACTACCGGTAAGTACAGCAATATCCCTAAGGTTGTTTTGACGGGAATCACCGTAACCAGGAGCTCTGACTGCGACTACCTTAATAACACCACGAAGCTTGTTCATTACCAAACCGGCAAGAGCTTCAGTATCTACGTCTTCTGCAATAATTACAATCGGCTTGCTCTGACTGTTCGCGTATTCCAAATGGTTCATCATATCCTTCATCGTCATAACCTTATGACTGTACAGGAGGATTAACGGATTTTCAAGAACACACTCTGCCTTTTCATTAGTCGCGAAATACGGGGAAAG